CAACTGTGCAAGATGAAGATAAACCGAGTCAGTATCGACCGCAATGACATAATCATCTTCTGTCTTTAAGATTTTACGAAGATATGAATTGATGGCATTCTCGATCCACCGTATACTAAGTTGGCTAGTAGTCGTGACCGCAATTGCATTGCGTAGATCGAAGAACCTAAAGTATTTCGAACCGAGTGCGCCGTAGAGTGAATTGAGAGACACCTTTTTAGATAGTTGAAGGTTCTTATACTTTGCAATTCTCTTTTTGATTTCTGTTTTCTTGGTTGGATCTTTTTCATTCTCATATTCCTGTTCAGCATCTAGCATCTTCTTCTTATACACCTTACGATCAGCAAACATCTTCTCAACCATTTCAGGCATGAAGCCTTGCTTATCACGACGATAGAACTGGCCGTTTGCTGTCAAACAAACATTCTCGTCCTTTAGAAAGGATGTATCAATAGACTGATTGAGTAGTTTATCAACACTGACACCAGAGGCAATAACAGAACGCATAGCATCGCTATAAGAAGCAGGTTCAACAATCGTCTCAGGAGAGATATTGGACCCCATAATAACAGACGGATACTCTGAGTTAACGTCAAAACTAGCCACCCAATCATGGAAACCAATAATAGGGTCTTTAACATATGCGCCAACATAGGCAGCCTCCTTCTCGTGTTTCTCAATAGGAGGGACAACTATGTTTTTTGCCTTCAAATGATGAAAACAAATAACGTCCCACATACGGACCTGTGCGAACACGTCCTCGTAGTTGCACTTGTTATCATAAGATAAAGTTAGTGCTAGTTCAATCAACTTGTTCTTTTCATCAATACGATCAACAAGGTCAACGTCTTTGATGTTATAGTTGATGAACTCTTGGTAGTCTTCTTTATATAGGTTTTGTAGTGTGCCATACTCTTCATATGATAACTTGCGTTCACCAAGTTCAACATGAGCAATGTTATCGAGTCTGTAGGACTCTTGTGAAGCACCTCCAGGAGCGTATTTCTTATATAGTGGAAGCAAATCTAACGTGGCAATACCAAGAATAGAGTAAGACTTACTCTTTCTATTCATACCAGAGTCAACTATCTTGTCATTGATTACACCCCATGGTGAGAGTTTCTTAGCCTCTGTTTCACCAAGTAGTTTGACAATGCGATTGACAAGATATGGTATATCGAAGATTTCAATATTCCAACCTGTGATAACATCAGGATAGTCTGATTGCCACCAAGAAACGAACTTACGAATAAGATCAAACTCGTCGTAACACTTTATATAAGTTACACCTTTACGTGTATTATCATACTCACCACAACCAAACGTCATGAAATGACCAAACATTTTGATAGTGATTGCAGTCAGTGGACCATTGGCATCGTCAGGTTCAGGGAATCCACCACCATCAGGTTCACCAACTTCGATGTCGATATTAGCAACTCTAATGTGTGAGATATCCCAATCAACAGTTCCTTTGAACTCGTCAGCAATGAAGCAATACTGATAACGTTGATTGCCGTAGACTTTAAAGTTTTCTACACCATCATACTGTTTGACAAAATCACGACATTCACGAATACTGCCAGGCTTTACAGGTCCAACATATTCATCATAGATTGTCTTATATTTCGTTGGCTTGTCGGAAGTCACGAACAAGGTGGGGTTATAATCCACCTTGTGTCGCACATGTTTTCCATTCTCAACGCCACGATATAGGATTTTACCACCCCATATCTCAACATTTGTATAAAACTTCATTAGGTAATGATCTTTGTATCAGGAACTAGAATGCCACCGAACTGCTGATTATACTGATTTAGGAATGCAGTAATCGGCTCGGCAATACATATTAGCATATTTTTAGATAAAGTAAACTCTTTATCATCTGTCCATTCGCAATAAGGTGCATAACCCACAGAAGGATTCTTTGGATCTGCTTTGTTAGGAATAACAACAATACGAACAGGATTCTTAACCTTGACATGTGTTGTTGTTTCCTCAACAATCTCTGCAAGAACCTCTTCACTTACAAATCGTAGTAGTTTTACATTATCAGCCATTACTTTTCTTCTTTCTTTGGTAGGATTACTGGAGGTGGAATAATAACAGGATTAGGCGCCACATAAGGCACATATGGTCTCACTCTTGCCACTGGTGGTCTAACAACAGGCGGTGCAAAGGGATGAGGAATGGGTGCGATCATTGCACCCACTAGAATGATGGTGTTCAATCTACCACCTCCATAAGATAGTCATAAACACCAACAGTTACCCACTTCTCTGGAATCAGAGTCGTGCTATTACCATTCTCATTCACGAATGAATAAGAGTTATCAAGATCCATAATCTTGACGATGCGTTCCCACTTGCCGTCAAAGGCACGCTGCTTGAATGCAGTCTCAAGGATATTCATTGCACTTTCATTGGATGGAATCATAGTCTTTCTCCTTAGTCCCATAGTCCACGATAATATTTGCCGAAGAGGCGAAGCCCGTTCTTAATACGATCATTATACTCAATCTGCTTTACTAAGTCAAGAGAGTATAACTCAAGATCATCATCTTTTGTAAGTTGTTCAAAGGTCCAAATCAGTTCGTTCAGAACCCATTCCCACTTGTAATGAACCCAGTTATCTGGGTGCCATTCAGGTTCATCAGGGCCAAGACTGCTGTAACGCATGTGTGGTGGAACATCCTCGTTATCAACAAGAGGAGAACCGTGCTTGGTATCTCTTAGTTGTTTGAGCATAGGAACAATGATAAGAGCAAGAGTGTGATCCATGCTCCAAGTATCATAAGGATCGATACGGATATCAATCTTACGCTTTCTCTTTTCGTGAATCCATGTCAAAAACCGAATTATCCAAGTTTCAGATATCCATTCAGCAATCTTATCTTGTGTGTCTTCACTAATAAAAGGAATCTTTTCAGCAATCTGAAAAGGTCCGATCCAATGAATGTATGGTCCGATTCGTATTTTCATAATGTCTCCTTATTTCAATCTTGATAGTGTGGGCGCAAGTAGCACATACAACAGAACAACCATGTTTCCCCATAATCTCTTGAACAGAAGGAACAGCATCAAAAGAATGGTCGTCTATGATTTGCTTTACGGTATTGGAAGATAAACTGTTACAGGAACATAAAATCATTACCTTTCCTCTCACATAGATATATAGTATATCAGACCTTATGGAGGTTGTCAAGATGCCAACATTTCTCTTATCTCTCATTACCTCAGGTTCCATAAAGTGGCTTTCCATACTTGTCATTATAGCAGGGATGGCAGGTGGATTATACACGAAACACCGTGAGATTGTCAATAATGAAAAGCAAATAGCACTCCAGCAATACAACATCAAACAGCTGGAACAGACTATAAAAGACCGAGACGCTTATATAAAAGAAATAGAAAATGTCGCCAGATCAAGATCGGAGGCAATCAACAATCTTGCACAGAAGAATAGAGAACTGGAAAACAAATTAGATTCTGTTGTCACAGAGATTGATAAACATGTTGGTGCTGGACATGATAGAGAGTCCTCTCAGATACTTAAAGACACAATCAAGTCTTTGGAGCAAATGAAATGAAAAAGATTATTCTATTGTTAGCCGTAGTCTTACTGGCTTCTTGTAATGACCAGACTCAGGTCGTGACAACATATCGTCATATGGTTGTTCATCCTGACGAGGCAATGTATTATTGTCCTGTTGTGAAGGAGTTTCCAAACTGGAAGACTCTGACGGATAGTCAGGTGGCGAAGTTGGTTGTTCAGTTACATAAGAACAATTTGACATGTAAAAGTTCCATTGAGTCTATTCGTAAATTTCTAAACGAAGCAGACCAGGTAGTGAAAAGGGCGGAGTGAATCCGCCCAGTTCTTATTATAGTTCGACCTTATGTGGTTCGATTGTGTTTGTTGAGTTGGTAACATTGTTGTCCTTAGCGGCAACACCAACACCAATTAGACCAAGAACAAATGGCCATACTTCATCTAATGGAGGAAGTGGCATTGACTCTGGCCAAACACCAGCATACTTTAAAGCATATGCTGCCAGTGGAATAAGAGCAGCAACCGTAGTCTTCCAGTTTGCTGTTAAATTCTTAAACATGATAATCTCCTTTCGAAAGAGAACCCGAAGGTTCCTTCTATTTAGAGATTTAATGTTCTTTACTTAGCCCACTCTTTCAACTTTTCCATCCAAGCATCATATTCTTCTTTCTTGAAGTCAGTTCTATTACGCTCTGCCATCCAATACTTGAAGATTCTATTTTCTTTTGGACCATACTTATTCACCATCTCAAACACTCTTGGAAGAATGTACCAAAAAAATACACTATCATCCTTGCGCTTGTGTTCAACAGACCGATATGATTTGCCTGCTAGATATGCTCTTGCCAAGAATGTGGCACGGTTCTCGTTACGGACATTCCATACACGATGATTGTGAATAGAGTAATACTTATACTCAAATTCTGGTGGAAGAGCCTGACGATTAGCCATCCAACGGAGTTGCTTTTTTAGTTTGCGTTCCTCATGTCTAATTACTTTTGCTTCTAGACCGAGATGCTTTGATTTGATCTTTAGTTCGATACTCATTTTGTGTTTCCTTTATGTTTACGGGTTCATAATGTGTTTTAGGAAACAACTTGGTGGTCCTCTAGAAACCTAACGAAAAATGTTCTTATACATATCTTTCTCCTTCAAAATAATGGTGACCCCAGTAGGACTTGAACCCACATCTCTTCGCTTTAGAGGCGACCGCATCACCATTCTGCCATGGGGTCTTACCATTATATAGTTTAGTGAATCTGATAAACTGCTGTGCCACAAGATGGCTTGATTACAACAGTTCCCTCCCATGGACGTAGCCAACCACTGTGCCACGTTCCACGAACACAATACATACCACGATGAACTGGAACAGACCAGTCACCAGTAAATGGTGGATCCTGAACTGGATTGTAATATGTGCCGTATGGTGCCTGTGCAAATGCAGCAGTGCTAAACATTAGAGCAGCAATAACTAAAATCTTTCTCATAGACCTAGAACTCCTACACCTAGTAGACCACGATCTGGTCCATCAATAGTTACATCAACGTCCCGTCCATCAACATCGACCTCAACATTAGAACCGACTGGCGCCTTGACTGTCACACCCTTTTCAGTTACCAATGCGCCCGTGTCATTTGGATGAGTCGTTGGTCGCTTATGTGCTAGTGCGGATCCTGTTAGAGCAACAACAATAGCGGTAGCAATAAAAAACTTATTCATACTATTCACCTTTCTGTTCTACATCCTTATTAAAGTTGTCGGGATGTTTCATAATGTCCGCAAGAAAAACAACCAGTTCCTGTAACTTGTCTTTGTTATATTCTGCGGCAATCTTGCCCTCTTCACGAATATAAGAGGTTAGTAAGCAATATGCCTCACTAACAGCATCGTAACTTACCTTATCTCCAACGTGCATGTAGTTCTCCTTTTAACATTTAAATCTTACCGTGGCATCTTTCCATTCACCCATAACTGGGACCTGCGCCTTAACAGTTTTCAACTGACATACACGAGGTTCAATCTTTACTTGGTGTGTCTCACAATCACCTGACTGTAGGCAAATGCTAATGACAGCAAACACTAACTCTTTCATGATTTATTCTCCGACAATACACGATGGGCGATATCAAGCATTTCGTCTACTGTGGTCGCCTTTGTGATATCCTGCAATGCCTGTTTATAGGCATCTCTTTCGTCCATAATATCATAGACAGTTGTAGGTTTATGTTCTCGCATCTTCTGAATGCCTACAATAGTATCTTGATCCATAATTCTTCCTTACAATACAAATAGAATTGAAATGTATAACAGTCCAATAAATGCGCCTAGCAATGTAGGCCAATAACTGTTACTCTCCTTGAGACATGGAGACTGCTCGGTGGTAGTAACGCTCGTATATTGACAGACGATCCTCTTCCGAATAGTCTGTGGGAATGTCAATACCTTTGACTTTTCGCCATACTTCATTTGCCATCTCCAATCTAAACTGTTTATCTTTTTCTTCTTTAGTCTTCTCTTCCACGTAGATACTCCAATAGACTAAAAATAGTGTAGGCAACAAATGTGCCTACAACAAACCAGAACAACCAGTTGAGTGCTAGTTCACCTAGTGATTCATATTCATTCATTATTTAGTTCTCTCTAAAATGCCTAGCATATTCAGTAATCCTTGCCTCATTCTTCTTTCGGTTTCATCAGGACCATATCTTCTAATCATCCGACGGATTTTGTGAGAACCTTTCACGACCTTGATTGTGTCCATTAGTTCATCAGTTTCTTCATTGATTAGATTGATATAAAACGGTCTTGGTTCTTTCTTCCAAGAAGGTCTACATCTTGCTTTCTTGCTCATTTCTTACCACCCTGGTGCTGATGCATCGCCACGCTTATAACGATATACTACGTCCGAGCCATATGCCGGACAAATGTGAACTTCTTCTGGCATACCATTCTGATCCTTTTTACCCGCTTCACCACAGATAAAGAACACACCGAAATGCTTTTCAGCAAATACATTATGCCGAAGAAACTTGTTCATCATTTCAATACGCTTGGCTGCTTCAATGATATCTGCTTCGGTGCGATTCTTATAGTCAGTTAGTTTACTAATCAGTTCTTCGTTTGTCATTTCTCACCTTCCGGAAAGATAAACATATTCTTATTCATACACATATACTCATGATCTGTGCGTTTTCCTACACGGCGCATGTTATCAACATATACACCGCCACTCTTTTCACATGCTTCTGCCTCTCTGGCAAGTTGCTCCTGGCGCTCTGTCATGGTGCTACCAAGAATATAGATGAAACCTAACATTAGGATCATCGAAACCATAAAAACGATTTCATCTTTTTCCATCATACCCTCACAGTTTTGTTGAGTGTTTTAAGGTCATCGTTATTAGTCAATA